ACCCAGCCATTTGAAAGACGTTAGACAAGTAATTCTGTCTGTTTTGCTGGCCTTGTTGATGAGTGGCAAGTTCACGATTCCAGAAGCTTCCATACTCTCCAGAGGCTTCGCCTTGTCTGAATCGCTCCATTTCTTTTAGCGCCCTTCCTGAAAGTCTCATTCTGTTACCGGCGAGGTAATTTTGCATGCCTTTCCCGCCTTCCTCAAGACGAAATTGATACCCAGGGGATTCTTCAAATTCACCAGGGGTGAACTCTTGCGGGCCCATGTAATCGACAGGCGTAGGGCCGCCTTGGCCGTCATAAGCTCCGCCCACTCCATAAGGGCTGACTGCCCCGTCTTTCCCTGGGATGCCGGGGATGTAGTCAGCATCGCCACGACTGCGCTTCCCGAATTGCACATCACCGCCTGTGTATTCAGTCATTCTTTGGCCTTGCGATGGGACGTATGGATCAGGGCTAACATTTTGCGGCGCATCACCAAACCCCATCGGGTTAGGTAAAATAGCTAACTCAAGATCGCCTTTCCCGGTGCCTGTTCTGTCTTTGAAATAATTAAAGTGTTTATCCCATATCCCTTCCCCTGGCTCATAATTTCCCCCAGCCGCCCCCTCCGGGGCGTAGCGCATTGGTTGAAGATACTCGGGCGTGTTGACAATATTTGGATCTGTATAGGCTCGATAACCTTGAGGCAATAGGGCTTGATTCAAATAGTTCATCGCCCCGACACCCGTCGCCCTCCCGGCTAAAGTCCCTCTTTGGGCTAGTTCGAACTGGCGCTGATATTCTTCCTGTGCGCGTCGTGACATTTCCATTTGGCGAGCTGTTTCATTCTCTGACGCTGCAATAGTGGCCGCTGTCTGGGCTTCCGCTGCTTGGTCGCCCATCATTCCGCCTAACAAAGACGAACCCCCAGCAATAGCAGCCCCAATCCACGGCCCTTCTTCGCCTTTACTTGCATGGTCAAATTCATGTTTCCTGACCGCTTTCTCAGTCTTTTTGTCCATGCCTTTTTGAAGGTAAATGTCGCCTTTTTCGGTATAACCAAGCGCAGGCATTCCAAATTTGGCCTCCATTTCCTTCTCGCTGAGGTAATTAACTTTACTCATCGTCTTACCGCCTGTATTAGATATTTCTCAGATGTTGGGGTAATTCCGCCACCCGTCTGATTCCGGTACTTGATGCTTAACGTATTAGCTGCGCTAACCCACGCATGGATTAGATCAAGTCCCGCTTGATTAGTTGGTTTGTTGACAGTGACTATATCCATAGTCGCTAGTCCTGTGATAGTGAAGGTCTGAACAGACTCACTATTTGCGCTCACCGATGTAGGGGTAAGCGTCGGCTGATATGTTTCAGTCTTCGGAAAGACTTGCTGTAGCCGTAACAGCCATTTGTAAAACTCCGAGGTCTTATCAACTTCAACGTGTTGGGGCGGGTTTATGCCTTTTTCTTGCATCAGTCTTGCATCACCTCGACGTCTGCGTAAGCATCTATAATAATACTTTCGACTGGATCAGTCGATCGGAACTCAAAGATTCGTCCTCTTGAGATCCCAAGTCGTCTCCAGACGCATCGTGTGGAATACTCGCCGACTCCTCCGAGCAGTTGAGATCTCCAACTTGACCATGTATTAGCACCGTCATCCGAATAGCGTAATTCTAACACAGGCGCGGCTTCGTCGCCGTTTCCTACCCCTGCTAGAACGTCTATTACTACTTCATTATAGATGACTCTCACATTATTGTTATGGATAACTTGAGACCTTCTGTATCTTTCAATCACCCCCCCGTCTTCGGTATATTTATCAAAATCCAGCTCATACAATTTAGCATTGGTGTAATCCATACAAAATTGTCTTCCAGCTAGAGACCCGTAAGCCAAAGCCCTATGCCTTCCAATACCGTAAGACTTTAATCTGTGGGTGAGTCCTGTTTGCAGGTTAAAAGCGAGAGTGAAGTCTGAGGATGGGAAAGTCAGGATGTAGTAAGACTCGCCTTCCATGTCATAGATAGACCCTATTGCGTCTGCGGTTGTTCCGAGCTGGTTGATTGTCCATGTTATATCGGGATCTGATATGACCCTTCCCTGAAAACCGTTTATATGTACAACTACAATCCCGCCCTGGGGTTTGATGGCCAGTAAATAAAGCCCGTTATCGTCATGTACTACGGAATATTTAGCATGCACACCATACTCAATGGTGGAGGGATAGGGATCAAAAGGAAAATCTGCATTGCCTGAGTTGTAATAGACTTGGACTGTTTTATCACCAAATAAGTACAGGTCTTTAGTGGTAGTCTCCATTGCGAAAATATCATCGGGGTTCGCTTCGGCAGTCGCAAAATCAAGCGCCCCCCAGCTTGTCGCGTCGTCTGTGGCAGAGATATAGAACCGGTCTGTGCCTGTATCGTTGACAATAAACCGCCCGTCCAGGTGAGCGCAGTCTGTCGCGTCGTCGGGATAGTCTCCATCTGAAATAACTGCGAAACTAGACCCGTTGTATGTGTAGCCGTTAGTTCCGTCTGTGATCATGATCATGTCACGACCAACAGCGATATTGCACCATCCAGCACTTGTATTTAGCGTCCCCAAAATCGTTACAACGTCTGACGTGTCCATTTTAAACAAGGCATTACCTGAGACCCCGTACATATCCCCGGCCCAAGTCACCATATTAGTTCGCCCTGGCCCGGTGTTAACGGTTGTAATTTTGGTTAGTCCCGGCGTGGCTTCTAATGTAATTTGAGACTTCGCATCCAAACTTTCGGACTTGGGATACCAGTTAATCGTTTGCTGGTCTTTGACCTTCGCTATGCGGTGGGTTGATTGACCACCTAATAATGGGATTTTAGCTCTCATTATGTATTCAGCCCATAAAGTCTGAATTCACCTGAATCAAGGGAATTTGTACTTCCTTCATAAAATGTGACCTGGTTGATTGTTGTTACGTTAGAATTACTTATTACTCCGTGGTTTATATCCTGGTTAGATCCTACGCAAATCGTTCTATATTCAATGCTTGGGCCAATAGCAGACGCGGGAGAGTAAAAAATAATTTCGCCGGAATAGTAGTTACCAGCGGCGGTAATTGTACCACTCAGCTCCCCGAACCCTGTTCCTGCTGTTGCGCCATCCAAATCTACTTGCTGATATCCGCTAGTCTGATAGCTACTATTACCAAAACGACACTGAAAGATGCCTGTCCCAGAATCATTTACATCCCAAAAAACAAGCTTATAAATGTCATATGTGTTATCAATACCTGTAAATGACACAGTAGAGTTGCTGGCAGTTACACTACCGACTTCTATCCAAGCCCCTACATCTGCGGCAAGTTCTGCCTCAGTCACGGCAGCCGCATCTATTTGGGCAGTGTCTACTGTATCCAGTGACGCCAATGCACCAGCGTCAACTATGTCTGCTACTTGCAATAAGGCAGGATTCAACAACACCAGATTAGTGCCGTCATACAATAATTTAGCAATCATACCTGCGGCGAATTGTCCGGCTACTGGATCAGTACCATCAAGTAACTTAACATCCTTCGCGCCGACTGTATCAAAGTTCATCGTAAACGAACCGGTGTTTACTTCATCGACCTGGACTTCATAAACACGGCTTGTATCGTATGCTGATATACCTAATGTAGCGGTGTAGACTGTTGCTGATCCGGCTGTTATTGGAGGGATGCTTGAGATACTTGCCCCGAAACTAGTATTGCCAGTAACATTAAATACAGTTGGAGGGTTCCAGCTAATTGCTGAGTCTGCTGCGCCTGATACAGCATTACGGATAGTAATAACACCGTTGGCAAAAACAATTTGACTGGCTTCATCGGCAACTATGTAAGAGCGAACGCCCGCCGCATTTCTATAGACATTGCACGAAAACTCTATGTCACTTCCAGCCGCCTGACTGGTCGAGCCATATATTGACCCAAGACCCGCTATTTGTAGCGCGGTTAAACTGGATAACCACGTTTCTAGCGCAACACCAATACCAACATTTCCGGTAAATTCATCGCCCGCAATATCGGCTGGTGTATAACCTAATAGTTGATCAACGGTTTGAATCAGATCAACTATGGCAACGTCATCAAACCAAGTTGATCCCGTAGTCGCATCACTTGAATGACACCCGGTAACACGAATTTTAGCGTAGCGGGCGGCTGAAACTACTGTGACGTTTCCGGTTTTTTTAGTCCATGAGGTTGGGTTAGTGGCTGAGTCGTCATAAATACTTGATGTAGAAATAGAGACTTGCGCGTTTGTATACCAGATAACTTCGACCAGATTTCTCACGTCAGCGGCGGAGGATTTCATTCTCCATGCTAGGTACAGTATTGATGCTTCCGTGACTTCAAAAAAAGCACTTTCAGCATACCCGCCACCATCACCAACAGAGGTGAACTTCAGTGAGTTAGCCCCCTCTATCTGATCGCCGGTATCAATAACTACAACACCGGCACCGCTTCCTGCTGTGGGGTACGCAGTGGTCGCCCATTGATCGGGCAGATTGTCTCCGTTAGTGTCGTCTTCAAAGCCACCGTCTGCGACTTTGTTATAATTTCCGTAATTAACCGTATCCTCACCGGCCCCGAAGTCGGAGATCGTCCAGATTAATACATCGTTTTCGTCCGTTAATTTGAGATCATACGTCCCGTTAAACCAGATATCCGCCTCGCCTCTGGCGTCAAATACGACAGGATTTGTATTATCCGCAGATCCGTCTTTATTCGTGTGAGTTACTTTGTCGTCTGTCGTGCCGGGGATGTAAGTGTAAAGATTGTAAAGCGCACCCACCCCAGTCTCAGAAAAGACCTGCCATTTGCCTGGTGATTGTCGTTTAATGCCCATTTAAAAGTTATCCGTATCCACGTTCCATCTTGGGTAGACGCCATAAGGCATGTGATCCATATCCACCCCTTCCAGGTTGTGATTAATCACTTTTTTAGCTACAAACTCAATGCCCTCAACGGCTTTATTGATTAAATCATTTGTAGGGGTGATTCGATACAAAGAGCACAGTTTAAGCCCTAGATTAGCCTGTACGGCCTCCTCAGCCCACACAGGGATAGGAATCGTATCTGAGCCGGTATCTTGGGGAAACCACCCTATGTCCATACTGTCCTCTGTCCAGATTGCCATCATTCTGTTTAAAGCTTTTAATCCATCAGCCAGGTCGGAGGCTGAAGCTGTTTGTCCGTCAGCTACGGCTCCGATCTCGCCTAGAGAATCGGTTATTAATGCGGTGTTAGTCGGCATATTTCCTCCTAATAAGTGCACTTTGAACAAGGAGATTTATCGTCTAAATCCAGACGACTAAGCCCTAATTCTCGGCGCTCTCGAAAGTGGGGCGAATTGTAAATCTCTAATAAAGTCTGTTTATTTACGTCACCAATATTGTATTTAGGGTCAGACCCATCGTGCATACAGCAATGACTCGCCATCCCTTCAGATGTGATAGAAAGCTCAAACCACCTGGAGCACCATGTATCCGGTACTTCTGTGTTGTCAGCCTTGGTAAATCCAAGCCAGCCATCCTTTTTGATTAATTTAACCTCGAAAAACGGCCACCTAGTCATGCAGAATTTGTAGAAGTCCTCATCTGCCCCGACTCTCAAGACCTTTACCGGGTGTCTAAAATCTGAACCGTGCAATTGATCGACATTCTTTAACATCCGTTGATAGTCGAGATTCATTAAGTTTTTATACTCTTTCTCTCGATGCTCATTGACCGATAACCATAATTCCAGATTATCAATATTATTTAATTGTTCGGCCTTGTCCCATGTCAGGGCTGAGGCGTTGGTAAAAATCCGTATTGTGGCCCTAGTCTTTTCATTAACTTTCTTAAGCATTGGTATCAAACGCTTATCTAGTAAGGGGTCACTAACTTTAAAGGGGGAAAAGGCAAAAGGCTTGTCAAATTCAGCCATTTCATCAATCAGTCGATTTATTAAACTGTCAGACATTTTATTACCCTTTCTGTCCAGGGTCGGGTAAGGACAAAAGGTACAGGCCGCATTACACACCGTCAGGGTTTCGATAGAGACTTCTATCGGTTGATCCATATAATGAATGAATAACGGGTCTATTTTTTCTTGAGGATGAAGCACAACCGTCCATTTACCTCTTGTGAGTGCTCAATTTTAAAGTCTGACTTGTAACAATGCCTGTAGTCGGTCATGGCAGAGTCACCTTTACCGGTGTAGTTATCTCTATCAAGGAAGGTAATCGTACCCTCGTTTATTATTCGAGTGTGCCCTGGATCTCCCCATGCCCATATGTTATCCCATACCGGGGTTGCCGCCATAATGCGGCCTTCGGGTTTTAGTATTCTGGAGAGTTCGTCAAACAAAGCGAAAAATTGCTTATAATCCCCTTGTTGGCCTAAATGTTCTAAAACGTCGTAAGCGTGGATTTCTTCAAACGTCTCATCTTCAAACGGATAGGGGATATGGGTTAGATCCCACATGACATCTGGGTTACAGTTTGGGTCTAGATCGACCGAGACCATGTCCTTCCAGTCTTTCTTACCAGGTAGGGCTAGTTGTAACTTTTTGTTATGCCCAGCCCCTAAAAGTAATTCAGTGCCTTTGATTGTGTTTATCATTTCGACTGAGTTATCAATGATTTCCATTTGCCACCCTCACTTTAATTAATTCCTCGTCCTCTTTGGACATATTATCTGCATCAATCCCTTCTTCTTGGACGATTTCAGCGATTCTTTTGATTTCCGCACTTAAATAGTGCTGCCAGTTACAATCATACCCTCCATGAGTAAAGTCGAAGTCCGGCCACACCCAGATGGGTTTATCGTATCTTTTAACGTAATCTCGGCACCATGCGAAGTCTTCACCCATAAATGAGCATTTCCCGTTTTCGTTCTTAACTTTCTCGGTATAAAAGAGTTCCGGGGCATCTCCAGCAACGCCACCAAGCGCAAAAATATCCGCATCGGCGGCCATTTCTTCAATGACTTTTCGTTCAATGCACAGAAATCCGGTAGGCACTCGGTCACACGGTATCCATCCACCGTCTTCTATTTGAAGCCCTCCGTCTTCGTCTTTAATAAACCTTACGGGGTATTCTTCAGGTTCCTGACGGCGTCGGTACATACCAGCACAGACCTCACGCCCTGAGGCCATTAAACCGATAAAAGCTCTTGGCTCCCATCGTAAGTCAGAATCTATGAAAAAAAGATGCGTACAATCAGTATCTAAAAACATTCTTACAAACGTATTTCTCGCGAGTTCGATAAACGCACCATTACCCATGACATTAGCCAGAATGCCAATGTCAGCGATTGTCGCCGCCTGACAGGTTTCAGCTAAGGAGACTGCATAGTCTGTGTCAACCATCCCATTATAGGCGGGAGTAGCGATAAAAGCCTTTTGTCGGACGGGCTGGTCTTTATGACGCTGCCCTAGCTTTCGCTCTTGTCGTTTAGGCTTGTTCTGTGGTCTTTTTTTCATAGTTCCTCCAGTTAAAAGGTGGCCGTCCTCACTCACTTCCGTACTACTGGAGAGAGCAAGGTCACAAGCAAAGACAGCCAAAAAGAGACATCAAGTCTCAGGGGGTTATAGTGTGTGCCAGTTTCTAACGGCTAGATCTGGATACAATCCACCAAACCCATACAGGATATCAATACGACATGGAACTGCGTCGTTAGTAATATCGTACTGTTTGGCGATCCGCATTGAGATCCCATCCATCGTCTCTCTTGCACCCCAGGCACCGTACTTGCTAACGTCTACAAGGTCAGCAGTGCCAAAGACAAACGCATCCTTGTGGAAAGCGAGGTTTTGCCCAAAAGCTGTACCGACTTTACCGATCAAGGTCACGGTATTACCGTCAGTGTTTGCTACCCCGGAAAGGATACAGTTACTAAACGCATTACCCACACCGTATATGACACCCGGTTTCACCGTAACAGTGTAAGTCGTGGCCGCTGTGGTTAACGTGACCGCAGTTTGAACGACGAACCGTTTTAACACGCCGGTATTGACCTTAGTCTCACCGTGGACATCGTAAATACCATCAAAGGTAACAATATCACCAGCGAGTAAAGTCGTGCTAGACGTAGCACCGTCAACCGCCATGTCTGTTTGTGAAACCCAGGCATTAGCAGTTGTAGAAGTGCCTAGTGCAGCGCCAGTGGTTAACGGACTTCCAGCTAGTGTCCCGGTAGTATGCTTAGGTAGATAAGTGTTTTCTAATACATCAAAACCACTTGTACGACCCATCATACCCTCACGGTACTGGTTCTCGATGTTCGTAGAGGCATGGAAAAGCCCTTTTACGTCATCGTTAAACTCGTTACGTGAGGTTGGGTTGAGCAGTGCTGTACGGTCTGCGTAACCAGCTAGGTTGTCAGTCAGGATAGACCCCATCGCATCAAAGGTCTTGAAGTCAATCTGCCCGGACGTGGTGGTTGTACCGTTGTAGTTAGCTACCAGCTTGTAAGCATCTTGTAAGCATTGATTCTCAACATGCGCTGCTAATTGAGACATAGCAGGCTCAATGACACGTTTCGAGAAGTCATCCAGAGACATTGTTAATTCAACACTGGTGAACGAAACATCCACACCTGCCTGACTATTCACTGTCAGAGGGGTAGACCTTTCAATATGGTCTTGAGTTGAAAGGGTTGCACCGGTTCTCACGGTGTATTTGGAAGGCATACGAATATTCAGCGTAGTGCCGATTTTCGCGCCTTCGTTAGCGAAACGGTCGTCATATTGGCGGTTTACATTGCCAATAAAAGACAGTTTCCCATGTAGCACCTTGAGACATTCTCTGGTGATCTTAAGTGGGGTTAAAAGGGTATTAGCCATCGTTTATTTCCTCAATTTGTCCTCATGTTTCCGCCTCCATATCAACCATTCAGGCATAGACATCTTATCGGGGTCTTTCTCAATACCGGGTTCGATCCCATCTATCTTAGGTGTGGGGGCGGGCGCTTTTGACGTGGCTTTTTCGACAGTCAGTTTTGCGGCAATCCGTCCTAACTCAACAGCCGCAGCCGTTGGAGATAAGTTTGCTATCTTGCCAGCAACATCCTGGTTCTTGCCTAAGTAGTACAACACAGCGGGGCCATCGTCCATTTCGGTTGTGGCCTCGAACATCTCTCTCGTTAAGGGCATAGACCGGGTTACGTCCATATAATCGTCGAGTTCTTCGGAATATTTCTTTTCCTTAGACTCAAACTGGACACGCCTGGTTTGTTCATTGACCTTTGACTGACCTTCATTCGCCACTGCTCTAGCGGCTTCAACGGCTTTGGCCGTGATCTTGTCGGTCAAATAAGTCTGAAACATGCCCTCATCGTATCCAAAGTCCTCCAGAGTCTTGGTACCAGTTTCAACCGGGGCGGGTGGTTGCATCGCCTCTAATTTGACTGTTAACTCCTGGACTTGGCGTTCCGATTCTCTGTGTTTCCACGTCAGTTCATTCATGCGTTTTTGTACGCTATTCTTTTCGGGTGATGGCTCCGATGGCTTAACCTCTGGTTCCGCCTCTTTAACGTCAGTCACTTCGTCTGCTTTGGCCTCCGCCGCCACAATGTCCGTTTCCGTTGCTTGTGCATCTGCATTCATTTTTGCGCCTCGTCAGCGTCCGACTGTCCGGTCGGTGCGGTATCTTCATATATTGGGACAGCGACTAAGTTGCCGTTCTCCCGTTTAGATTCGATTCTCACAACCTTGGGTTTAGGTGCGTTTGATATTTGGTTCTGGTCTTGTATTTCACTCAAAGCCTCAACAGCTTGGGCGGTGAATTGTTCAGCTAATTGATTAATAGCTAGGACAGCCTCGGCCATTTGGTCGGCTAAGATTTCCTGGTTTTGTTGTAATTGAGCGTCCTTCGAGCCGTTAAATTGATTAATTTGTAATTTAGATTCAGCCTTTTGGACTTTGGCTAGCTCTTTAGCAACTTTGGCCTCAAACTGAGCTTCTTCGACCTGTAAGCTAGATATTAGTTTTTCAACCTCTTGTTTGCCCGTCTCAGCTTCTTGGGCGGCTTGTTGGACTTGCTGCATCTGCTCCTCAACCATCTGCATGGCCTGCGCGGCTTGTTGCATCATAGCTGCGCCGTCTTGGCCTTGGTCGTCTTTATTGAGTAATTGCTGTATCTGAGGCGGCAACATAGCCTGTAATCTTTCGGCGATGTCTTCGGAATAGGGTAAGTCCGTTGCCTTAAAGATTAGATCTCCAGCTACGCTCATAATCTCAGGGCTTCTCTGCGCCATAGCCATGTAAACCTCAGACGCTTCTTCACGTCTTGTTGAGAAGGACGGGCCTGTTGTAATCGTAGTGTCAAAGCGCCCCTGAGCCATGTCGTGGACTTTAATCATCTCACCCGTCTCTTGGTCTTGGACGAATGTATTAATCCTTACATAGTCCTCAGCACCGTCAGAGCCGAGTATTCTCATCTCTCGGTCGGTGTCGTAGATTTGGGGGATAAGGTCAATCAGTAGCTCCCATGTTCTACGAATGCCTTTGGCTTGGTTATCTTGGTAGTTAAAGGTCGCAATTTGACCCTGAGCACGTCTTTCTCTTTCCTGTACACCTGACTTAGCCTGATCACCAGCTCCCAAATCAGGACTGAATATACCGGTTACGGCTTTGATTTCCTCGCTGGCCAGTCGAGACTCCTCAATTAAAGCAATAGGAATGTCAGCAGCGCCCATTCTTGCTGGCGGGCCAGGAGCCTTGGGGTCAGGGTTGTAAACTAGGAAGGGGAAGTTCTTGCGGTGAGCTTCTGCGATCTTCGCAGTATTGCCCTTGGCTTGGGCGGCTGTCATCCACCACTTAGCCTGGGGAGCCATAGCTACTGTTTCGATAATCGCTGTTCGTGATACGTTGTAAGACCGTTGAGCGTCTTTAGCGAATCTTGGCAGACCAAACCAGTACGTCTTTCCGTCAATCACAACAAAATCACCATAAACCACGACAAAAGGTAACATCGACCCTGCCCATTCTTTCGGGCCTTCCAGGATAGCCTCACCTGATGCGATACACATCATGACTTTGTAGGTATCGACTGTCCTTTTACCTTTGATTTGGTCTTTAGGGATATTGGCGGCTTCGTCGCTCTCTGAGTCCACGACCTTGCCGTCTTGTAATTGCCAGATTTCCTTTTTAACAGCCTCTTTGTACCAATACTCAGCTATTCGGACTGATTCGTCATCTTCCCATTCTTCCTCGTTATCAAACTCAGTTTCTTCAAAGTCCACGACTTTGGCATCAGGCCAGCGGGTCTCATAACTGTCTTTGGATATCTTCTCAGTGAGAATACAGTCCATAGCATCACTTCTTTGGGGGTCTTTGGATGCTTGGTCAAAAAAGAGACAGAAGGGATTAATAATAGGTTCTAGTACAATGTCTTGCTCAAAGGCGGTGTCTGAGGAGTATTTGGTTGATATTCTCCATGCACCCATCCCACCGTTAACCTGATATTCAGCGGCGTAGTCTATAACTGTATCACCGTCTGAGGTATTCCAGATGTTCCGAATCAGACCCTCGTAGACCTCAGCAGTGTCTTTATCAGCGCCCTCAACACCTCTAACCTTGCCTGCTGGTCGATTGGCCCGCATGTCGTTAATAACACGCTTACCAGTGACTCTAAGTTTATTAAATTCGTAACAAGGTCGCTCACCACGTTCCTGCTTCATGTTCTCATCCCACTGCTCACCGGGGATATTGACGAACTTCATGTCGATCATGGCTTCCTGACGGTTGTCACGATCGAACTCAAGCATGGTGTCGTAGCGGTCGAGAATCCTCTCTAAAAGCTTCACCTCTTTTTTGGTGGCTTTGGGCATAGTGAGCACTTACTTACTGTAATAGGCTTATTCTAGCCCTTTTCGGTAAGTTAGCAAGTGCTTACATAGTTTGATGGCCTCTGAATGCTTGGTAAGGGTCTTCCATCACTAAATCTTCATTAGTTAAGAGGTCTTCAACAACAGCCAGGTACCTGAACCCATCCGCACCGTGCGAATTCTCATCGTGCAAGGGCTTGTCTGGTTCGTCGGTAGTCATGTTAATCCTACGTTTATATCGGCCTAATCGGTTGAATAACTGACCAGCTTTGTCTTTGTCGAAAAAGACACGGGGAAACATCAGTCTTGCTGCCTTAATCCCTGGCTCAATACCGATATCATCAACTTCCTCAACTGTTCGGCCTAAAGCTCTTAGCTGTTCAATGGCTGATTTGTCATGCAAGATAGTTTTATGGCTTCCGTCATGGGGTAGGTAATCTATGCCCCATCTGTACTTTCTTGAGTCAAGGTCTTCTCTGCCTGGTTCTTGGGTTAGGATGTAATCAACGATAGTCCTGTGAGTGTCTTCGATATAGTCAATGACCCTTATCTCTGAGGCGACTTTCTGCACCATCAGGATGCACATCTTATCAGCACGCCCTAAGTCCCATATTGTGTGGACTTTGAGTAATGGATCGTATGGCACAGACCTTAATCGTCCCTTAATCTTAGCCTGGCTGACCTCGTTGTAATAAATAGCTCCCTCTACAGCAGACTTGCACTTGCCTTCCCATATATTGTCATAGTCGTCCTTAGTTCTAAGCCCTATCTCAACCTGCCTCAGTAACTCTAATCGTTCTTCTTCCAAGACCTTAGGGAACCACGGGTTATCAGGGTAATTGACTTGTTTAACAACGGCTGATTTAGGAGGGTTTTCAACAAACCGGACAAAGGTTTCGTCTGTGTCTAGTTCAGGGTTTAGTGATATCCATATCTCAGACCCAGGCTTGCGGATGGTGGGGATTAGAATATCCCATGACCGTCTAGTGACTTTGTGAGCTTCTTCAACCCAACATCGGTCAATACCTTCGTATGATTTGATTGATTCTGTTGTTTGGGATGAAAGGCCAGCAAAGATAAACTCTGTGCCGTTAATGCCTCGTATTTCGTTATTTAGGACTTGATAAAACCCGCCGAGTCCAAGTATTTGTATTTGATCGCTTAGGAGTTTGTGGACGGAATCCTTAATAGACCGTTGTACTTCTCTTGCGCACAAGATTCTAAGCGGCTTCTCCCACCCTTGAATAAGTAATCCCCGTGCAAAGCCCCAAGATTTAGATCCTCCACGTCCTCCGTGTGCAACTTTGTATCTGGTTGGGGTAAAGAGATACTCAAGGGCTTCTGGGAACTTCCACGTCTCATCCATCTTTACTCATGAACTCTAAGACGCCAGACAACTTAACCGGGTTATCGTTCTCATCTCCACCAACAATAGCCTGGGCTGGCTTGCCTTGTATTCTATCAGTTAGCTCTTTAAAGGCGTTTAGGTCTCCATCTGCTGCGTTATCAAGCAGCTTATCGACAGCAGCTCTCAACTTATCAGGGTCTTGTGTTAAGGCGCGGTGAATCGTGTCAGTAACAAGTCTGTTCTGTTTTGATGCGTTTTTATTGCCTAATGGAGCGCCCATTTGTTTTACCTTGTATTAATTCCTAATCCTTTGATTGCATTATGCAATTACATTGACTGGCTTACCGGAACCATATCACTTCCGTTCCAGACTAAATGCCTGTGGTCTGATACTTTTTTGCACCTTTCACACTCTACATGGAAGATTAAGTCGGTCACAATATCCGCATCAATACTAGGCTTACATTGTGTTGTCATAACATTATTATGCACCCCGAGCTTACATAGTAAATTCATCTTTCCCCCTTACCCAATAACCCAAAGATAAGCCTTAACCATTAAAAATACTATGGCTGTCCAAGTAATAAAGATTACCCAGCTATCAAGATTAAAATGTCTGTCCATTGTTCTGCGTTTCATTGTACCGCCGTATTGTTTTTAACAGTCCAGGTCTTATTAACTCGATACTGAGTCGCCAGGCCGTGATTAGCTGAGACTGTGAGTTGTTTCTTTTCTCGTTTGTTGGAGTCTTCTTGTATGGCGTTTTCAGTTGATGTTATAGAGATAGCAATAGAGACCGCCGGGGTTAAAGTTGTCCAGTCTTTCAAGACTTCGCCGGTTTTTAGACAGTCTACCCGGTATTTAACCGTTGAGGGGGCTGAGGCTGTTTCTCCGTCTCGGAAGTACGCCGTAGCCGTGAAGGACGTGCTTTCGTTGTACTCAAGCTTTGGAATGTTTATGTATGCTTCCATCAGTGTGTCAGTATAATTTGTGGGGCATCACTTAGGGATTCAAGAAAGTCGATAGCCCCGTCAATTTCAACCTCAAGGTCTGAATCAGGCTCGGCATTTGCTTTGCATTTCTTTAGTACAGCTTGCAGGTAATCTATGTCAGTCATGTTTCACCTAATGTAGAATTATCATGGTAGCTTGGATGAGGAAAATTTCTTCCTCTCTAGCCTTTCTTAATTCTCGTTGCAAAGCCTCCATCGCTGAGAAATTGCCCTGTTTTATAGCACGTTTAGCGGCGATATTGACCTTTTCGCTTAAACTTTCGTCAATATACTCTAAATGCTGTTCGGCAAGAACTGTTAACCGTTCCAGCTCTTGTATTTTAGCATATTCCGACTCGTCTTTCTGTAATTCGAGGGCTAATTCTCGGTCAAGCTTGTTTTGGATTTCCTCAGCTTTGGCTTTAAGTCGTTTGCGTTCTTCTTCCTCTTTTTTTCTAAGTTCTTCCTGATACTGATAAGCCCGCCAGAAACCACCTGTGGCCTGGGCATCTGTAACCGTAACATTAAACGCATTTGAGCTGTCAGACCCTCCTGTGTTCGTCCCTGTGACTGTGTACGGGCCAAAGGAGGCGGCTTCGTCCGTGTCTATGGTCAGAACACCGGTAGAGGTATTAAACGTCCATCCGGCCTCTACAGACGGGGAAATGCTATAGGACGTGGCACCGGTAAAATATGTACTTAAATCGGTCTGGTGTGTCCCGGTATCAAAATCCTCAGAGATGTCAGGGATTGTTCCTGCGAAGACCGGAGCCGTAACTGTCGCCGCGACAACATGGCTGTGGAAATGATCTAACCCGCCAATAAGCTGGGGATTAGTCCGGTTATTCCATTGGAGGATCATGCGCGAGTCTTAATTGTTACAAATGTATCTGCTGCCCCCGCTGAACTGAATCGATACGTTATCACGTCTCCATTAGTGTCATCTGCCGTGAAGTCTATTTGATAGATGCCGTTTGAGACCTCAGCAATCGAGCCGTTAACAGAAGCAAAAGCCGCGCCATCAATAGACATCTGGCCTGTCACTGTTAAACCGGTTTCAGGGGTAACATGATCGGTAGCGTCCACCATCATAAACTCAAAGTTACTGAATATAGCGTTTTTGGTCACGCCAATAGAGGCGGTATCCGTATTTACCGTTGTGGTATCAACAAGCGTAACATTATCAACAGCGCCAGCGGTGGTAGAAATAGAAGCTTCGGCCATCCTTGCATCCAGAATTAAATCTAACCTTCCGCCATTTTCCCAGTCTTGCTGAAGTTCATCGGTATCAGTCTCAATTGCTACGACTCTAGGCTGCATATCAGCGGTATCTGCTAAAATAATGGCTACATCCACACCCTTAATAGCTCCATCTGTATTAACTGTGGGACTTCCTATAAGGTTATTCGTAAGGGCTTTATAGATCCCTCGTATTTCTACCGAGGCATCAGCGCCATTTAGAGTAATGGTTCCTAGCTCTTCACCACCAATCGTTATGGTGTGGTTGGTTGTCAGGTTGTTAACAGTCAGGCTACCTTTTAGCCCTCTTATATTGACTGTTGTTCCCGCCCCTACGCTATTCATATCAAGAACTGGCGCACCTGCCCCCGCTACTTCTGAGGAAGGGAGCGTAAAAGTATAATTACCGGCAGAAGCTAGGGTTATAGTCGATAGCCATGTGCAATTATGTAAATGGGATGGCGGTAATGTGCATCCATTCATGTGACAGCCAGAAAAAGATGCCTCCGCACTTCCTGAAGAAACACCAGACACGTTACCGCCTTCAAAATGGGACCCTGATATAGCTTGGCCACCTAAAGCAAGGTTCCAGTTATTGCCAATAAAGTTTTTATTTGTTGTGGCTGCGCCCAAAGTAACGGTTGAACCGTTTGCTATACCGCCAGTTTTTTCAGCAAAAATTGCCCGCCCTCTATCTGTTGCTACGTTGGTAGATGTCGCAGAAGTAAATTGCAGCCTACCTAAACCTATATTTGCACCCGTACCTGTAGCGTTAACAGGGAAAACAAAAGTATCTTCTACTAATGTAGTTCCGTTTGACCCAGATAGTTCTCTAACTGTTTTGTATGAGGTTGATACCCAATCATAATATTTAACTGTGACAGTATCACCGTTTGATTGTATATACCCTCTCCATTCAACGGAAATTATTGTTGAAGTTTCTCCTACATCAATCTCGTAATAGAATTCCGTATTGCCCGCATCTGCCGCCACTTCATGAAGAACACCATCCTCCTCTTCTGTGGCTGTGTATGTAAGGGTTTCTGTGCCGGTTGTGACAGTTGCCCCAATAAACGGCGCACTAAATCCGCCAGAAACAACACCTAGAGAGTTTAACTGTGACTGACTAGCAGGATAAGTATCGCCTGTTAGTCCTGTACCATCATATTGATCTTCCAATGCCGCTAAAGCAGTGGCATTTAGGCTTGACGATCTGTTTTCAATAGAAAATGATCCTACCCAGGCATTAATCGTTCCACCATCAACGGTAGTCCCTTCAATCCGCACCAGATAATCAGAACCTATTGAATAATCAGCATGGACACTTGTATCAATGGTTATTAAATGATTGCCAGTGATTGCGTCAAAATCTATTGCTATCGTTGCGCCGTCAGTAGCTATTTGGGTCGTTCCGCCATCCTTATGCACCATAATATCAGCATCGGCAAGGTTAGTGATTGTCACTGATGCTTGTGGGTCGTCTGATGAAAACGTGTTAAACGGTATATAGACCGTTTCGTCCTCTGCGAAGTCACCCAAATATTGCATATTACCCTATCACTCCAGCCAGAGGCCCACCCAAAGGCCCGTATAATGGGTTTGATTTCCCTGTTGCGCCACCTACCGCAGCCCCCTTAAACGCCCACCACATCACTTCGTTGGCTGCTGCTTCAACCGTTGTATAAGTAACTGTAAAGCCGCCTGCGTCTAAGGTCTTATGATCTGCATCTTCAACTAAAGCAGCGGCATCGGTTCTTAGCTGGATAACTTTTGTGTCTGAAATTCCATGATCTTCATCGCTTTGGCCATCTACATCGTGCCACAATGCAGCTTCATTTGTTCCGTCACTTGATCCATATCCGGCAGGAGCATCATCAACATTTCCGGTCGGGCTTCCGGCTATGTCTGCATAACACAGCCCGTATCCTTCTGGTGCAAAACTGAGACCTGATACTACTTCATCTACAGGAGCACCAGAAGTAGGCGAATCCCAATGTCCTACATCCCAATCGCCGCCTTTAAGCGATATGACGATAAAGTCTGCATCTGAAGTGCCGCCAACATCTTTATTAATTGTGTAGCCGTTAGCATCAAATGTGGTTAATGAAAACTCCATCTCAGGGGTTGACGTATCATCTGCCATAACCGCGAGTCGTGATTCGCTATTATAGGAGGTATATCTGTTTGGGTTGCTTGCTCGCCACCTGAACCCCATGCCAAACTCATCACCAGCACCCGCGCCTTGCGACACTCCGACCGAATAACCGGCTCTCGTTGCCTTCCTTGCGAAAACAAAAGCAAAGTTTGGCGTAAACCCTGGCGCTGTTCTGATATCACTTGAGCCTGTCCCAAATGTATACGCATCTACAAAAACATTATCTAATCCCCAAAAAGCAATATAGTTAATCTTTATTGCTGTGCCAGGAACAACAGAAAAGTCTAATGTAATTCCATCTGCATTGAATGAATCTAATGTCGCAACACAAACGTCTGTCCCGCCATCGTCCACAACGTTAATGCACTCTGTCGTTGAGAAATCACCGTTACTTGCGGCACCATCAACCGCAGCAGTCATGCAAGCGTGTCTTGTCCCGTCACTTGCGCCATGCCAAACAATAGCAGGGGTAGTATCTGTGTTTACGGCTGTGTTATTGCCACCATAAAAGATAATCGCCTGGGGCTGTCCACCAAATCCGGTATAGGCTTTAGTCCCTATGGAGGTATCAGAATCTATTGTGCCTGTAGAAAAGCCCATTAGTCGGCGTCTTTGTTTGTGATTTTATTCTGTATTGCTGTTTTAATCTGGTTTGCCGTTCTTGGGGCCAGGGCATGCTGTGATCTTAAAATATTTACCTCATCCAGAACGACCAAAGCCAAGGCTCTGAGCAGTTGACCTGCCTGATCATCGACCTTTCCTAGAGAAGTTATTGCGCTTGATCTTGTTTTTGTCTTTTCATCTTCTAACCGAAATGCGATAAAGCCTGTGATTTCTGCGGGGGTGGCTGTTCTAACTTCTACCCCGTCGTAAATCCGTTCCCCATCTGTCGCAGTGACAGTCGGGTCTTCGACCTGTAAAAATATAGATGGAATAGTTGTGTATTGATTGACACTTATCCCATGTAGTTCGCCGCTATTTTCTCGGTATAGATACCACATTTATGTTTTCCGACGCACCTTTAGGG